ATATACTCTTCTACACCCTCCCTAGATACAATCTCAGTCTCTTCGTAGGGTAGTCCGTAATACTTGTTCTCGACGAATTCAAAATTATAATTATGATTTTTGCAGAAATATACTAACTTGTCAATTAGTCCAGCGTATATTTCCCCAGTCTGAACATTAAATAACCTGATCTTTCCATCCCAATACTTATTTCTGTACTGGGGCATAAACTTAGCCCCAGGTACATCAAAAGTAAATTGATCAGATAGTTCGTAGTAGACGTGAGGTTCTGCTTCAACCTTTAGGAATACTTCGTTTTTCTTAGTTATGACTAGATCAGACATCAATCATAAAATTCACCTAAAGGTATTTAGTTAGACCGTCTATCCGCCTGTCTGGAAGCGTGCCCATTCAATCGCGTTCTTAATCTGAAAAGTCCTATTAGACAACTGTTTAATAATCTCTTCAAGATATGAAAGCATCACGTCAAAGTATTCTACTTTTAACTTTGCATCTGAAAGTTTTTCATCACTAAGCATGTAACGTTGAATAGCATCCTTTTCCCTTACTTTGTAAGGAAATGGTTCTTCAACATAAACTGCTGCGTCTGCTTTACCAGTGTAGTACTTATATCTTTCTAAGTCAATTTGCTGTCTTCTTTTTTCTGCCTGCTTGCGTAGTAGTGTTAGTGTATTATAAAGATCAAAGTATTTTGCATGAAGTTGTGGTATTCTTAGGGACTCAAATCCTAGGTCATCCTCGTTCATTACAGAATCCTTTGACCACATCGATTGGATGGTGTCAAGGTTTACGCTCATACTTTTTCGCCGTCACTATTGTAGATATCGTAAATAGTATACTTGAATGTTGCTTCTGCTGTCAAGTACTGCTGATCTTGAACAGTTGCATCAAATGTCAATGGTGTCAAAGCAGAAGGAAAAACGTCTTTAAAAATGACTTCTGTGTTAACATTATAATTGCTGGTCAAAATCTGTAGAGTTGCATCCGAACGCTCATTGAAAGGATCCCTAGATGATCTAGATGGGAAATATTTTGAATTGCCCTTCAGGTCTTGATATTGCTTAACTTCTTCGGGATAACCAAGTCCAGTCATCCAGTCATAAATTTGGAGATAGTTCTCCATATTTTCATCTACTAGAAATCTAATTACCAAATCCTGATAAGTTATTTTATCACCAGGAACATCAATGTTTTTCAAATAGGTTGCTTGAATAGCACTTCCTAGATTGATTCCAGGTAGATTGGCGGAGTTGCAATAGAACGATACTTTTCTTGCTTTATGGATAATAAATCTAAATCCCGTAATCGCTAGAAAGTTGGGACTTTCTGGATGATTAGAGATACATGAAGATGATTTAGGACTTGGTTGATCGAGCGCCATTAGTACTATTTGCGTTTTTGATGATTATCTGCAATCTCCCAGGCAGATTTAAAAGTAGGATAATCTATATTATCTATGACACCAGTAGGTTTCAATTTATCGTAGAGATATCTTGGATCTTGAATTGCTGAATGAAAATCAATATTAGTATAGTGTACTTTATTTTCCTTCATCCATTTAATAAAATCATCATGTAAGTTTGCCAAATATTGTGGATGATTTTGTAAATGTGTAATTGGAATACAACCACCATCTGTTCCTTGATATCTTTCTTGTGATGCTGCTACTTCCGAAAAAGATCTTTGCATAAGAAGGATAAAATATCCTTTTCTTATATTGTCCCTCATGTGCTTATGTAAAACATATCCTGGAGATTTTGTAACTGTCAAACTTAAATTACCAGTTTCAAATCCAGAATTGCATTTTTTATGTTTACATCTATGAGATTCTGATTCAAAATCAAATCCAGTATCTATACCTAACTTACATAAAATTAGCATCAAAAAAGTAGTTCCACACCTACCGACACCAGTTACTACGTATCTCATAACAACTTTTTTGACTATTTATGGGCATAAAAAAAGGACCCCCGAAGGAGTCCCGAAAGTATGTGACCCGATATCACATGAGGTTTGCAACCTTGACACGTCTGTAGTAACGGTTGCTGCTTGCAGCGATTGCACCGAAACCTTGGGATGTGCCTTGTGCGAAGGGGTTCGCGACCATGCCGTAGCGGGTCTTGAAACCGATCTTGGGTTGGAAGGTGTCCTGACCAACTGCACGAACCATCTGGAGAGGAACGTAGGGGCAGTAGAACAGACCAGCGTCGTAGGGAGTAGTACCCTTATAACCGATAACGTAGTACTGATCAGCACTTAGGTTAGCAGCATAGGGGTCGATGTAGACTCTGTACTTACCGTTGATTGTACCAGCAAAGGTGTTGCCAGTGTCATCAACCTGGAGACCAGTGTTAAGTGCAGGGCTGTAATCGAGAACACCACTCATGGAGAGTGCGGAAGCAACGTCTGCGGAGCAGAGGATGATGTTGCCCTTCCCTCTACGAGTTCTTTGTGCGATTGCGTTAGCATCGCGCTCTAGTTGGAACAGAAGACCTTTGAACTTCTCTGCCATCCAGCGACCGTTGGAGTCAACGTCAAGGTCAAATACGCCCTGAGTTGCAACGTTCTGCTGAGCACCAGCTTCAGCAACCTTGTAGATGGTTCTGATGACTTCGCGGTTGATCTCAGCAAGAATCTCTGTGGAGAGAATGTTTGCGAGTTCCGCTTCAGCATCTAGACCATGGATTGCCTTGAGGTCTTGTGCCAGTTCCAAGGAGTACTCAGCCTTGAGTGCTCTGGATCTTGCGGTAACGGTAACTTTCTCGATCGAGAAAGCCATCTCGTTGAAGTCGTTGGTGGTGGTGTTGTCACCTAGTGCTTCCAGCTCAGAAGTTCTGAAACCTTGACCAACGTTATACTCGTTTGCCGAACCGCCGTTAAGAACAGCAGGGTTTACACCGCTCTGTGCAGTTGTACCGAAACCAACGCTGCTGTCACCATCAGTACCGCCAGTGTAATCACCTTGGGTGAGGTTGTAAGCATTGTTGTTCTGTGCAGAGAACGCCGAATCGGGTTCGTTGAACAGTGCTTCTGCGCCGCTCTGGCTGTTGTAGCGGGAGCGCATTGCGAAGATGAGTCCAGTAGGACCGTTCATGGGTTGAACGCCTGCGAGGTCATATGCGACCAGGTTAGGCATGGAGCGTCTGATCAAGGAGATCAGAACGGGGTCGAAACCAGCGACGGGGGAGGTTGCTGCACTACCCGAGAAACCAGGGTTGCCAGTACCTGCGGGGTCGGTGTTAACTGTAGGGGTTTCGCTTAGAAGCGCACGCTCCTGGCGAAGGAAAGATTCTTGGTTTTCTAGCAGAACTGCGGTAACCGCTCTACGATGAGGATCTTTGATATGCTCAAGACCTTCAGCGTTAAGGAGAGGTTCCCACTTTTTCTGCAACTGTTCAGACATGAACATTGCTTTGTGTCTCCGTTTTTACTTGAAAGTGTTAATTATAATCACTTAGAATACTTAGTGAGTGCTCTCAGATAAGCATTCATTGTCGAACCATGATCTACGACTGCCTCCTCGGTAAGGACTTGCTCAGAAGTCTCCGTTGCAGTCTGGTTTGGAAAATATGACTCACGTAGAGTCACCAGTTTCTCACGATACTGTTCCTCACTAGCAAACTCAACGCCCTCTGCAAGAGAAGCGAGTTTGTCCTTTTGGGACAGTGCAAGACCCTCAGATACTTCATCGAGGATATTGCCAGAGACAGACTCAGAAAGTTGTTTGTTCAGTGCAACGTTTCTATCAATCTGCTCGTTGAGTTTGGTTTCCATCTCATCAAGCTTGGTTACCATAGCATCTAGCACATTGTATTTATCTTCAGGGATGTACACATAATGTTCTTCAAAAAGACCCTTGAGACCAGACATGAAGTCTTCTGCTACTTGGGCCTTGATTCCAGATTCGATCTGGAGTTCATTTTCGGAGATCCACTCTTCAGAAACGTACTCTAGGTAAGCGTCAACACGCTCAACTAGATCGCTCTTCACAGATTCGATCTCTTCTTGAAGTGCAGCATTGTACTGCGCTTCAAGTGCCTCTTGAATACCAGCAATCTTAGAACGGACTGCTGCTTCAAAGACGATAGTTGCTTTTTCTTTAAACTCTTCGGAGAGTTCTTCGCCTTCAAGAAGTGCATTTACATCTTCTTCAAGGTCAAGTTCTAGAGTTTCTTCTTGCTGTTCTGCAACGACTTCCTCTTCGGTAGTCTCTGCTTCAGCAACAATTTCTGTACCCTCTTCCTCTTCGGTCTCTTCTGCATAAGCAGGAGCCTTGGGCATGGGGTCAGCGGGTTTTGCACCCTTGTTTACAACATCTTTAACCTGCTTGATAGTTTTGGTTGGGGTTGCCAACTTGTTGCTATCATCAGTAGGATTGCTGTTCTGGGGAGTAGGACCACCCAGATCTTCAATACTGCCAGCATCGGGAACATAACCCGAAACTTTCTGCATAGGTTCAGCGGCTGCAGCGCCTCTTGTTACCTGGTTCTCCATTTCCTGTAGATCGTTACTCATCTGATGAACTGCTCCGAAGTAATTATTCCGTTATTGTTCTTAAGTTATTTATAAACCTAGATATTTGACAAGAAATTACCAAAGAGGCGAAGTTTGTTTGCCTCAAGCATTTTCTGGTCAACTAGGGTATTAATTTGCTTCTTAACTTGCTCACAACGTGCTTCGCGAAGGATTCCTCCTTCCCAAACCCACTCTTTACCTTCCATGATGCCGTCAACAAATGCATCAGGTGCAGAAGGATCTGCTACAATATCAGCAGCAGTTGCCAGCATAAAGTCTTCGCCAACGACGTTCACGCCATTTTTAGAAGAGATGGAACCCATGCCTCTAGAAGAGACACCGAGTTTTACACCTTCACCAAGAAGAGAAGATGCAATCTTACCCATGGGTGTGGAAAGAATTTGTGCCTTACCGATAAAATTGTTACCTTCTTGATAAAGACCAACAATTTTATGAGACACTCTATCAAGATTGATAGAAGGACCATCGGGGTGACCAAGTTCACCTAGAGCACGACCCTTATTCACAAAAGACTCAGTATAACGAGCAACTTCCTTTGCCATGGTTTGCATGGGATACATGCGACCATTGCGATTAGTAATTTCGCACTGCAAGAAAGGACCCTGAATATACAGAGTTTTTTTGCCGTTTTGTTCTTCGGTAATAATTTCTACCGATTCGATTTCTTCTGTGATTAGTTTCATGCTAGTTGTACCTCTGCGAAGTATGCTTCACAACCGTTGCTGGACTCTGGTTTTAAAACTGGAATTACCGATTTATATGCTGTTGCAACACCAGTAAATGCTGCATGACCCGAACTAGTATCTGCGTCAACAACAATCTTGGTTTGATAATTATTAGAAAGTTGACTTCCAATTACAGATACGACCTGTACATGCTGTAGAGTAGTATTGTAAATACCAACCGAAGAACCAAGAATAGTAATTCTATCCTCTACAGTAAACTTAGTATCCTGACTATCAACAATCAGAGTGGTTTGTGCTCCAGTTGTGATACCAGTAATCTTTGCTTGTTTTGGGTGAGCGTATCTAAGAAGAACGTCATCCGCCTTATTCACGTGGACAGAAGTAACACCCACATTGGAAGTCGTAGTGTTACAAACACCAACTAGTCCACCATCCTTACCTGCGGCAGCAGAAGCGTGTAGTAGACCAGTTCTAACAATGTATCGATCCCCAGTAACACGAGTAGCGTTATTACTGAGAATTGGTCCGACAATACTAAAAACTTTAAGTGGTTGTGATGCGCTCATTCTTCTTCGGTTTCATCGGGAACTTCATTACCAAACATTGCATTAGCAATATGAGGTTTCGCATTATCCAATTTTTCAGATGATTTGCTGTACAAAATTTCTTTAATTTTGTCGGAAACTTCAGAAGATGAAGCATCGCCCAGCATCATATTAACCAAATCAACGGTAGAATCCATTAAATAAACTCCAATTTTCCTGTATTTATTTATATCTTTGCTTTCTTGATATCTACGGAAGTCTTTCTATCAGCTTCCGCGTCTGCTCTTCTACCCTGAGATTCTAGATCAGGTTCCTTTTGATCGTTACCCAAATTATTCATACGACCTTGCATAATTTGATTTTGAGTTTCGAGAGGGACACCGATACCTTGCTCATTCTCATCTTCCATTTCCTTCTCCATATCAACGATCTCTTGATCGGTTTGACGGAGAACTTTACGCTTAACGTAATCTCTGGAATAATAAGTGCCAATATAAGGTTCGATTGCAACCATAAGGTTCAATCTTTCAGTCATCAACTCAGTCTCTTTCAATTCAGCAAAGTGATTATCATATAGATAATCAAACTGAATATGTTCTGCCATCTTCTCCCAGTCTTGAGGAGTACAGATGTTTTTCAGAATGAGTTGAGTCTTCAGCATATCCAGGAAGATCATACTGAATCTCTTGCGGAGACGACCAACGAACTTACTGAACATTAGTTCATCACGTAGAATTTCACTGGAACGACCCAGGTTAAATCCATCATTACCACCGACTCTGGTGTCGGGAATATTCAGAGATCTATAGAGTTTCTTTTGGAAATAATCAACGTCAGTCAGTTCACCAAGGTTCTGACCACCAGGCAGCGTGGAGATTTCTGTGCCACGACCACCTTCACGCCTAGGAAGCCAGAAGTCTTCCAACATAGACATGAACTTTTTGTCATCCTTGATCTCACCAGTATCTGCGTTATAGACTAGTTTATTTCTATAACGATTCATAACGTCACGGAGATACTGCTCCGCTTTGACTTTGGGTAGATTACCAACGTCAATATAGAAAATTCTACGCTCTGGAGCGCGAGACAATCTGTAGATAACAAGACTATCTTCAATCATGCGGAGTTGATTGAGAGACTTGATCGCTTTGTGTAGATATGATAGAGTTAGAAACTTGTTTCTATCTACAAGACCAGAAGTAACATGGGTAATTGCATCTTTAGCAATGGGGATACCCTTCGACTGAGAAGAATACTTCTGAACAGAACCTTGAGGATAGTAAACAAAATATTCCTGAATGTCTGCATCGACAACAGGATTTGCTTGCCCATTAGCACCATTAACTGGTGCAGTCTGGAACTTGTCCTTATTATTTGGTTTGACCCTCATGAATTTAATTTTCATGGGATCAATATATCTCAGATCCTGAATTCCTTCATCAGGTTTCTTGAGATCAATAACCTTGTGGTAATATACTCTTCCGTCAATATACCAATTGCGGAAAATTTCGTGTGATTTTTTGTCGAATTGAAGAAGATCTTTAATGTACTTGAATTCTTTACGGATAACACTTTTTAGGTTATCACTGGCGTTTAGATTTTCAAGATCAATATCAACAGGAGAATCATTAAGATCCGAAACGATCGCTTCGTTAACAACGTTTTCGATCGCGGTGTCGCACTCAGGGTGCAACGCCATGTCCCTATATTTTCTAATTAGATCAAACTCGTTTTTGTATACGCCTTCAATATCAACGTACTGACCAAAAAATCCGCTACTTAGATAATAGTCAACCCCGTCCTCATTATTCTGAGGAACGGGGGACACAGCAGATTTAGGTAGACTGTTATCGTCTTCAATATCAAAACCAAATAGTTTTGCCATAGTCTAATGGACTCTGATGTTTGCTTATGATCTATTTATCAGACTACAGAATCCTGTTGATTTGCATTAAATGCTTCCCAATATTGAACTTCTAGAGTTACAGGGAATTCTTCAATTGTATCGACACTTTCATAACTTAGATCAATAGCACCAACGGTGGAAGGCCAGCAACCAGAGAATTTATAAGATCTCAGTTTAGGGATTTCATTATTATTTACTGCATCATCAGTAAAGGGTGCTCTACCCAATTGATGAACAACCCAGTCAACCTGATAGTCAGCGGGGTTTACAGTACCCGAACCATCAGAAACTTTAACAATGTAGTTTGCCCACTTTTCAAATGCTTCACGAATCTTGAAGTCACCATCGTTGACGACTTGAATCTGCCAGGGATCAAAAGTTCTGTCACCAGAAACTTTCAACTGACGACCACGGAAAGCAACGGGAATGCTAACCAGGTTAGATGCGGGCAACTGTGCTGCCTTAATCATCATTCTATAAGAAGTATCTTTCTTGATCTCGTCAAGACCAGGAATTGCCGCAGGGAAATTGAGTTCAACCTCGAACAGGTTGGGGCGAGCGCCGCCCTGAGTCAACCTGTTCTTGAAGGAATCAATAGTTCTTGCGCTGCTTAAAATTTGTTGCGTGTTTTGTAGTGCCATTAGTTGGGTTCCTCCTTAGATCAAACGTTGCCGATTACTTCTTCAAACGAGACCCCAGTTCTCGTAGCAACAAATGTCAGACCAACGAAGTTGATCGAACGTGCAGGTTTCACATAGATGTCTGCGACAAACTCATTTCTGTCGATAACATCGGGGGTATTATTAGACTCATCACAGATCAGTCGGAAATCTGTAATGCCTCTCTTTGCTTGAACATCACGGAGATAAGGTTCAACGATATTTACAAAGTTTGCTCTTGTGCCAGCATCGTTGAATTCAAAGAGTTGATCGCGACCAGCAGACTCGATTGCCTTTTCGATCGTGATGAACAGGCGGCGAACGTTGATTCTGTCAAATGCGGACTGATATGCAAGTGCAGTCTTGTCACCAAACAATACAATACCAGAACCAGGAACCGCAGTGATAGCATTAATTCTGTTAGAATAGAGTCTATCTCTATCTGCCTGACTGGGGTTGTATGCCAGTTTGATTGTATTAAGAAGCGTACCTCTAGCAGTACCAGCAGGAGAGAACCAGGGGAACTGGTTGAGGTCAGTTCTTACACAGAGACCAGCAACATCATTACTGGTTGGCATGTAGATAAACTGCTTATTCCAGCGATCATAGACGTACTGATAACCAGAGTCTAGAACTGCATAAGAGGAAGATGCTAGTGGTGCATGGAAAGAAAGTGTGTTAGACAATTGCTGTGCAAGAGTCTTACCAACCAGAGAATCTCTGTTGGGGGAGATAAATGCAATACAGTCCTTTCTGTTCTCGGCAATGTTGATCAGTTTTTGTGCTTTTGCTTGCTCCTCTTCCTTAGATAGAGAACCGCCGCCTTGTAGAAGGAATCTGATGTCAGACTCATTAGGATCTTCAAACATGGCATAACCATTAATTAGGTTGCCAAGTTCTGCTTTATACTGACCTTCGTTGTTGGTGCCGCTGTAATCCTTACCATGCAGCAAGGTGTAGGTTTGGTTACCAACAGAATCAAAGATGCGGGGAGAATCCTGACCCCATGCACCAGAGGTGGAAGTACTAAATCCAGTATTAAAACCACCAGGAACCGCCTCAGTGCCATGATAACTATCCCAAACCGCAGGAGATGTACCAGCGTAGATATATTGGGAGTTATCTGCGAGAATATCCTTATAGTAAACATTCTCAGCAGAAGAAACTTGAGCGTCTTCTGCCTTAGATAGGTTACCAAAGGTCTCTAGAATAGTACCAGGTTGACCAGATACAGAACCAGAGTTATCAATGATGGCGATATTTAGAGCATCATTTCTGCCACCACGATCAGTTACATATGCATTGGATTGTGGTTTGGGTAGAACTGCTCTCCACTTAATTGTGGTTGCATCACTACCACCTTCAGCAACAGAAGTTGTAACATTCTGATCATTATACCAATCAGAAATTGCTGTGACTGTACCAACGCCAGAAACTAGTGCAGAACCATTATCGAAGAAGGAAGTAACGCCAACTTTAAATGCGTGCAAACCATTTTCTTGATAGGTAACATCGGTTCTGCTTGCACCAACCAAAGTTCTTAGAACCTTGACATAAACCTTGGTAGAAGAAATACCAGAAATGATACCATCTAGGAATCCAGTTGCTGCTGCTGTAGTACCAATACCAATTGTTACACCAGAAAGTTCTTGAGAAACACCATAACCAACTCTTAGGTTTGTGCTATCAACAACAGTTAGTTCTTGGTCAGCAAAGTTGTCAATAACTGCAACTCTGAGATCATTTGCCCAAGACCCTGGGTTCTTTGCTGCCCAGTAGAAATTTGTAGCGTTGCTGTGAGTATTCTGATAATCAGAATAGTTCTTAATTTTGAGAGTTGTAGTCGATGCAATACCAACACCAGCGTTGGCGTTCTTCAGGTTTGCACCATCACAACGAACAACATCTAGTTGACCACCATAAGACAGGAAATTAGAACCTGCATACCACGATTCATAATGGTAATCGGTAATTCCTAGACCTGGTTTACCGAAATTATCTACAAGTTCTGCTTCCGAAGTAACTCTAGTAATTTCCTCTACAGGTCCTTTCTTATATGGTGCGCTAATACCTGCAGTGACGTTAGTCCCCGCATTGATACCACCTCTAGTAAGATCAACCTCTCTTACTTTAATCCCTGGGGATGCTAATCCAAGCGCCATTTGGACTCCTCTATAGGTACTCATGTAATCTAGAAATATTTATAAATTACGAGTGCTTCAGAAGGAAATCACGGGAAAACATTTACCAGTCTGGATAGTCGGAAATATTTCTTATGCGTTTTTTTCTATTTTTTGATGCTCTTTTAATAGCACACTGCTTACATTCAGATGAGTATGCATTAGAACTGTGCCTATGAGTGACATAAAATTCACTCATTAGGTCTTTTATTAAACCGCAAGTTTTACATTTTCTTTCTGATAGAAATAGACTATCAAATTGAAAATCTTCTTCCATCATCTATAATCCCACATAAATGATCTATCACCATATTCATCAACATTCCATCCACCATCTGGTATTGATGGTTCGCCATACCAAACATCTCGTTGCTTTTTATCGGCAATTACCCACACATCACCTACAGAATCAACTTCACCTTCAATATCACTCAAACCATCCGAAACAAATCCAAATGGTGCCATATCTTGTTCGATTTGATTTTTTTGCTCCTCATAAATTCTTTTACGAACATCATTGTCCGTCATTTCTTTGAAGTAATCTTGTGCAACCAACCAAGAGAAGATGACAAGACACATTGCCAAGTCATCATTACATCCTTCTTCTGCCTCAAATGATTGCTTCCTTTGAATAAAAGTTGTTAGTTCGCTAATAATGTCATAGTCGCAAACTAATAACTTATCATCCTCAACTAAAGTTTTTAGGTTAGAACACCCCAACTTTTTAACTGCCGATGTCATTCGGACACCGAGTTGGGATTTCTTACCTGAGAACCCAGAACCAACAATCTGACCAGCACGACCACGCATCGCACACATCAGAATGTTGTCATATTCCAAATCAAAGTGTAGAATACTAGCAACCTGGTCACCAATATCATTGACTTCGCATAGTACATAGGCGTTGTTATATGCCACGGCAATTTCTTGGATGACCGATGGGAATAGCATCGGTTTTATCTCATTATTCCTATACTTTGCAACAACTTTATATGGGAACTGAGTAATATCAAATACAATAAATGCAGAATAGTCTTTACCGATACCTCTTGCAACGTCAGCGGTGATCAGATAATTATTTTCTGGTGCGGGAGGGACAAAAATATCCATCCCTTTGTTTCTACGAACAGGTTCTTCAAAAACTAATGTCTTAAGTTTACTACTACTAATTAGAGTATCAACAGACCCTAGGAATTCACATTCAAACTCAACTTTGAATTGTTCTTCGCTAGTGTTGGCAATGGTTTGCTCTTTCCACTTTTTATTTCTACCAGGTACTTCTGACCAATGTACCTCTGTAGGTACATACTCATTTTTGCCCCGCTCAGCATTGTGCCACATCCTGTAGAAGTGGTTCATGCCATGAGGCGTTGAGACTATGATGACCTTTGTGCTTTTACCAGAAGAGATAGTAGGATAAACAGAGGCAAAAAACGAGTCAGCAATGTGATTCGGGATGAAAGCGAACTCGTCAAGAAAGATGATATTATAGGATCCGCCTCGGACAGCAGATGCAGATGTAGACGCTGCAAGAATCTTTGATCCATTTTCGAGTTCGACACTACCTTTATTCCATACTAGGATACCTTGTTGCATCCATTTTGGCAAGTTCTCGTAAGCAAGTTGTAACCTTCCAAGCAGGTCTCTTGCAGTGGATGCTTTGTTTGCTAGGATAGCAATATTTACGTTATCATTAAAAATTGCATAGTGTAGCAAATATGACACGCATGTGGTAGACTTACCAGTCTGTCGTGGCATTTTGCAGATATTGAATCGATTCTTGTGGAATCTTTTAATAAGTTTCTCTTGGAACTTATACATTTCAAAAGGTACAAGACCCGCATCCAGAGAGACGATTTGAATATAGTTTTTTGCAAAATAGACAGGATCTTCTTTACACTTGATAAACTCAATAATTTGCTCTTGTGTAAATTCAATCGCAGTATTTGCTTTTTTTAGATTCGGGTTGCCAAGGTATACATTATCAGACATAATTTAATTAACAGTTCCAGGCTCTTAGTGATTTGTTGATCCTGCTATTAGGATCATTAGCAGTTTTGGCAGAAGTCAGTCTCTTCTTCATTCCTTGCATTCGCGCACAAAAAGACGCTCTACGCTCGTTCCCAACTTTCTTTGAAGGTCTTTTAAGATCGCTTCCTGGATTCTCACGCTCATAGGACTTGCGCCCTTTTTCGTTGAGTCCTCCGCTAGGATTCTTTCCTGCCTTTCTGGTCCATGCTGCTGATGCTTCTTGTACATCTTCTCCAAACCTCCTTCTTGCTTGATCTTTTACACTCTGCATTTTTTCAGCGGGAGTGCGAAGATCTAAAGGTGCAGACATAAGTTTTTTACCACTAATACCTCTAATAGCAGGAACTCCTTTGGGTGCAATTTGCTCCTCTCTACCCTTCTGCTTCCATGCAGTAGCATATGCAATAGAACGCTCACGATCAGTTAGGTTGCCGTCCTTCGCATAGTTCTTTTTTATGTGTCTGATCATCCTTTCATACTTATCACCAGGAGGCGCTGCTTCGGTTGCCAATTTATGTGCTGCCTTAGCAACTTTACCTGCAGTTGTTACACCAGATTTAAAACCTTTACCAAATTCTCTTGCCCCTTTACCTAGGTGCTTACCAATTTTTTTGGTTGTTTCAAGGTCACTTTTTGCCCTTGCCATGGCAGCATTATGACGATCAATGCCCTTCAGAACTTGCTTAGCAACCGTGTCAAGAATACCTCTCTTCTTAGGTTGTTGACTCTTAGCACTTTTAACTGCTTGTTCTCTCTTCTTAGTAGTCTTGGACTGACTTTGAAGTGCTGCCTTCATTCCTGAAGGTCTTGCTGCAGATGCTTTTGCTTCTGCTTCTCTTCTGTCTGCTTTTAGTCTACGAAGTCTTTCGATAGACTTTGCAGATGGTTTACCACTTTTGAAAGGTTGCCCCTTTGCAGTAACAGGTTTAATTTTTACTCCACCTGCTCTTGCTTCTGTGATCATGGTCTCTTCACCAAGATCAAATACAAACTCCACAAAATCATCAAGACCCATCTCTTCGGTGAGGATTGCTACACCCTCTTCGTTAAGACCTTGCTCAATGAAATATTGTGCAGCAGTATTTACCACCCATCCTTCATTCAATTCATACTCAAATTCTTCTTTCTTAGAGTTTCCCCAGTTTTTAGCACCAACCTTACGGCACTTGACTAGAGCACCAGAAGCATAGGCGCTTGGCCAAACAGAGTAGCGAGACTTGACTTTGTGATAGCAAGCATCTTTTTTCTCACTTACTAGAGGTTCTGGTTCGATAAGATTAATCGATTGGATTACAGTTGGTTGAAATTCATCTCTCCAGTTAGAATAATCGTAATTTTCTTTTTCGCAACGATTATATGTTTTGCCAAAGATCTTTTGGGTTCCAGTCTTTTTGTAACCCTTCCAGCACTTCTTACCTGCTTCAGAAATTACTTCAACACCACCAACAATATTGTTACTGGCATCATAAGAATTGAGACCAAGATAACGTTTCGACGCTGCGCTAGGTCCTGGATTAAAATAGTTTACCCTTGACAATGATGCAGAATTACGACCAAGGCTTTGATTTACTGTATTTACAGTCTTTTGTTGTTTTCTATTGTATGCATCAACGGCATCCTTTGCCAAACGGATTGGGTTTGGAATTGGTGTTGGTCCAAGATAACCATCACCTGGTTTTTCTTGAATTACACTACCTTCTGGTTCAAAGTGGTCACGGGTGGAAGTGTGTTTTGCCATGATTTCAGCTTCACGCTTCTGTTTGGTAGTTCTACCATACTTTGCCTGAAGTCTATTCATTGTTGATCTTTGTGCTGCTTGACGTTCACCTTCAGAAGGTTTTGCACCACGATCTTTCTTGGGTTGACGTGAACCAGGATTATCTTTACGGAACTTACTTGTAATTCCTTTATACTTACCTTCTTTTTCGTAACCAGCAACTTTCTTACCCTGTGCTTCAACTTCAGGTTTTCTTTCTTCAGTCTTCACGTTAATTACCTGTCCTTTACGATCTGGTTTACCTTCGCCCATATAATCGGCGGCAGCACTACTATTATGCTCAGTATCGGTCAACTTTGCTTGTAACCACGCAGGAAGATTGTCATCATCAGTTTTTGATGCAAGTACCCTTGCAACTTTCTGAAGATTAGCAATAGATTTTTTCACTTGTGTCTTGGCCATCGACACTTCGTGATCCTTATCCTTCATGGTTACTCAGTATCCGTAGTATTATTTAGAACACCTTGCTTTAATAGTTTTTGTAATTCTTTTGTACTACCTACAAACAAAGCATTATTAACAGTCTGAGGACCGTTTTTAGTGGGTGCATCAAGGTCTTTCATTTTCTTTTGAAGGTCTAGTAACTTATCAGTTACATCACCAACAGACTTAACAAGTTGACCAGCAACTTCAAATGCTCTGGGAGATTCAGTTTCCTGTGCTAACTCAATGATTCCACTAAGTGCTTCTTGACCTTTTTCAATCAAGTTATACAATTGTCCTCTACTATACTCATAGTCCTTTTGGGGATCATCAGGACGTTCGACCTTTTTGACCACCTCTTTTTTGGTCTCTACAATCTCAGCATCAATATCTAATGCTTTGTTGATTGCATCATACTTTTCACTCATACATCACTCCCTTGTGAAGCACTATAGGATCTACCATCATTGAACAGTGTGGTACTTTCGCTGAAACCAAAGTCATCACCAAGTTCAATCAACGCCGCATCAGCATTATTGACGAGATTAACAACAGCGTTTTCATAGTGTGGTTGAATTGGACTATCATAAACGCCCCTATTAACAGTTAGTGTATTACCAGACTTAGACTTGACATACATAACCTCTTCATCAACTTGAATATAAGATTGTTCAGCAATATTTGCAGCGTTTACGACCTTGAGTGCAGTCTTCTTAACAGTAAACTCTTCGGCAACTGTTGTTGTAGCATCATCGTTGTAGTCCTTTGTTGCCAAAGGTTCTGCGATGTAACGAACTTCCCTTGGTGCAGGAACGTGTGTGGTGGTGCGATAATCAATTTGAACTTTCTTAATAAGACCACCAGATTCATCAGTGGGTAGTTCAGTGTAGAAATATGTTTTGGCAGTAAAAGTCAAATCATATTGGATAAATCTTCTAGTACTAAAGTCACCTTCGTACTGATCTTGAAAGTCAATATTGTTTAGTGTAACGGGAATATCTCTCTTTTGTCCGATAGAACTCATCAAGTTGATGGTCATCGTGTAGGATGGTTGAAAGTATGGTAGAATCTGCTCAAGAATCTGTAGAGCATCATCTTGCAACTTAGTTGCAAAACTCAGTCTAAAGGAAATATTGTATGGTACTGGCAAGAAAACTTTCTTGATTTTATTACTATCATCGGAGTCTGTTGCACAAAAAGATGTGATTGGACTTGCTTTTCTTGAAGGATCATATTGATAACCAATAATATCAAAAGCAAGTCGTGGCAGAGTTAGTGCAATTGCTCTGCCATCAGTTAAATTTGGTTGCTGATCAATTCGTGCTAGAAATTTTTGAATAGGACCATATGCGATAGGAACTTTAATCCTACTCAAAAGCTGGTCGGTATTGTCCGCTTTGTGGCGAACTTCAATATTATTAAACAAGGAACCGAAACCAATAACGGTCTTCCTTACAATTTCATAGTAGAAATAATTACCTAACATGACATTATATTTTTAACTATTTAGATCTCACCAAATGGGTTAGATTCTGTAAAGTCTAGAATTGCATCTGCCTCAGTCTCAAATGTATCATTATCTGCGAATGGATCTACTTCATCATCATAATTAATTGCCTTGATGGTGTACGCCGCATCAGATGCTGTGGTATTGATAACTTCACCAACCTCAAAGTTGCCAGTAACATTATTAACTCTGAGTAGCATAGTTCTGACATCCCAGTCCTTAGCAAACGCTGTGGTAAGACTACTAACACCCTTGACAAGATTGCCATATGCAAATGTGCCAACACCAACTGTTTGCCCCATACCAATCGTGATTGTTGGGGGTTGAGTGTATCCGTAACCAGCGTTGGTGACTTTAATCTGAGAAACCGCACCAAGATTATCAATAACTGCATATCCAGTTGCAGTGATGCCATAACCAAGATCTGGTGCAGAGAATGTGATCGAAGGAGCGATTCCATAATTGGAACTTCCAGAAGTTACAGTAACAACACCAACAACACCAGTTGTACCAACACCAGCAACTGCTGTAGCAGCGTTTGTTGGTGCATTGCCATTGTTCAAACCGCCAACAAATGTAACGGTTGGGACTTGAGTATATCCAAATCCAGGATTTGTTATTTCAATTCTTTGAATAGACTTGGACCCCATCTGATTTGCAGTTGTAATAGCAACTGCACTTGCTGTAGATCCACTATCTGGGGGTTCAATTCTAATCGTTGGGGTTGTTTCATACCCAGAACCATCATTTGTAAGTGTCAGGGCAAAAATACCGCCATCTCTAAATGTTGCAACTGCTGCAGCAGTTGTACCAACACCCGCGAGAGTTAATGTAGTTAGATAACCTTTTTCGTCAACAATCTCATTAACTTCCGAAACGCCAAGAATTTCCTCATCCTCGTATTCAAAGACTTCGCAAGTCAACTTATAGATATAATTCTTTTGCAGTTGAAAGAAAGGATCTCTATCTTCAACAAACTTAATTTCCATGAGACTTTTGCTCAGCGGGAAATACACTAGATCACCCTCTTTTGGTCTGTTAGTGAGTCTCATCTCACCAGAACTACCAGTCATCAGTGAACTGATATAAGTATCATAACGATCTTGTGATATGATTAAAGTAGTTTGGTCTTGAGTTCTAATGCCAAACTTCGACAGAGTGATGTCGTTACCAACATACCCATCATAATTTTCTACATATGCTTCAATTGGGAAAGACTTTGTAAATTTGGAGGTAGTTACCTCTCTCATAATTGTCTTTACATTAACAAAAGTTCTGGGCATGTAGATCACTTCAATCCCATACATCTTGATCTGCTCATTGATCAAGTCTTGGATGAGATTTTGCTCAGAACTTTGTCCTTGTAGAAAAAATGGGTTTAACATTATTAACCAATAAGATCTAGGGGTGGAGTTTCATATTCTGTCATCATCTTCTCTTGGATGATTTCTAGATCACGCATAGCATCGTCATACATCTGACGACCATTGAGTTCAACTCCACCAGGAAGTTTAACGCCAGTAAATTTCATCATATTCATACCCCATTGCTTCTTAATTAGAGCAGTGAGATATTTCTTGAGGAAACTATCATTATATACTTTTGAAAAATCTTCTGGATCAACTGCTCTGTAGCACTCAATAACTAGATAATCATCTGCCTGGAACGATGCAGCATCAGTATCAATATAAAGTCTTCCTTGCCTTTTATTAAAGCGAATTTGCTTATCGGGATGCAAAATAAAATCGATATCTTCCAGATATCTCTTTGTCATAGTGTAGTTCAGAAGTTCAGTAGAACTAAACCAATAGATCTCATTCAGGAACAACTGATAGTTGACACTGAACATATTTGTGCTAATAGCACGGTTATCAATCTTAAAAACTTTCTCAATACCAATAACAGCATCAGGAACTTGAATATAATTACTATTCTCTTCGTAATTAAAAGTTACTGCTGTACCAACAATTGTACTGGTTGCAGTGGTTGTGGTAATACCTGCTGCTTGATTACCACCTCTTGCTTTAATTCTATTGACAAAATCCTCATCGATTTTGTGCTTCAAATACATCTTTTCGATGCCATCATAATGACGCTCATTAAAATATTGAATCGCATCATCAACTAGATCATCGATCTGCTCATCGGCAACATTAATTTCCAAGACAGGATAACCTAACTGTCTTTTGCAGTATTGAACTAGTTCGTGTCTAGTTGAGGGTTTTGCCATGTTAATATGCCTCCGATTTATTTATCAAGCGTAAAGTAAGACATCCAAAGAGTCACCCGCCTCTGCTCCTTGTGTAAGAACAAGAGATAGAGATCCAACAGTATAATCAGTAGGTTCTAACCTAATACCATTTTGGTAAACAATTAGATTACTGGCAGTAATTGAAGATGAGGTATAACTAAATGCTGTCTGACCACTTGATGCCGAAGTATAACTTTCTCCTGCGTCAGCACTGATATTAATCAAATCACCTTCAGTAGCACCAACATTTAAATTAACTGTTTGGGAAATTCCATAGTCAATGGTGCCTCGCAATTTTGCACCGTTCAAATATACCTTTGCTCTATCTTGACTACTTAGTAGAGTTGCTGCCAAATTGAATGTGGTTTGCCCATCAGTCGCAGTGAAAAATTCACTCTCGTAAGAAGTGTCATAGTGAATGGTAACATGTACACGATCCCCCTCAGGTAACGGACCATTTTTAATGTATACTGTATTAGATTCGATATAATAATCTTCATCTAATGATAATTTTAAACCGTTATTGAATACTAGTGCAGTTCCATCTTCAATATCTTGAGGAGATTGAAATGCTGTAGATCCAACACCAACGGTCCAATGCAAATTTGTAATCGTAGTTCCAGAACCTGCGGAGGACGCAGTAATAAATGCTAGTTGACCCGCACCATCTGTGCCCAGAACTTGCCCACTTGTACCATCAGACGCAGGAAAAGTAAATCCACTGATTGTGGAAATGCCAGTTGAGTATAGGTTTCCAGTAAAGTTTGTTGCAGTAACACTACCAGTTACCTCAATACCACCAGAAGTGGTCTCAAATTTCTTGGAGTTGTCGTAGTAGAGTTCTACTGCTCCGTCTGTGAGGAATCTTCCCATAAATTCCCCACCTTGCTTCTGGAGCATAACTCCAGTTCCATTACTTACAAGACCAAGATAACCAGTTCCTTGATCAGTAATCCAACTATTACTTCCATCGTGAACTATTTGTAAATCATTACTAGCACCAAAATACAATGCATCATTATCACCAAGATATACATTACCTTGGAATGTAGAAACACCAGCTACTTCAAAATTATCTCTAACAAATACTCCATTAATATCAATGTGCATCCTATCATTGGTAGGATGAAGATTATTAGTTCCACCAGAGTCGGATGATCCATTATTTGGTTGTTCAAGATAAAAACCAATTCTTCTTTCGTCTCTTAATGATTGTGATGGATTATTATCAATAGCAGCAAACCAAGTTTCAAACCAAAGTTGACCCATACCATATTGGCGGTCATTGGATGAATACCAATTTGCAAATTTTACCTTGACTGTATCTTCATTATATGCAAAGAACTGAGAACCTGCACCACTTAGAGATAATGTGCCACCAACAGATACATTTTGGAAATCGGCATCATCAGAGAATGTAGAAAGACCAGTTACATTGAGTTCTGCGAATGTAACATTGCTTGTAAAACTTAAAGTACCCGCACCATCTGATTGTAGTACCTGGTTAGCACTTCCATCACTTGTTGGAAACTTGTATGCGTTGTTGAATGTAATAGCACCACTATCATTACCATCAATTTTAAATTGTGTTTTACTCGGTGTATTAGGATCTGCTGATGTACCATCTGTGGTAACTGAAACAGCAAACTGTGTTCTATTGGCATTGTTAGTGTTATCAAAAGCAAAACTACCACCAACAATAAGTGCTGAACCATTCCAGTATTCGTGGTTACTTCTATAAAGATAATCACCTGATTGTATAGCAGCAGGTGAAGCAATTGTACCTCTATATCTTCTTGTTCTTACATCTGGAGCGTCAGCACTATCATTGTACTGCTCCATGCGAATCTGTGCTGTTTGAGCACCTTCGCCTGTCATATGTAATGTTACTTCAGGAGAGGTTTGGTTAATACCAACATAGTTGTTGCCTGGGTCAATGGTAAGTGTACCGTCACTTTCAATACTACTTCCATCCGAACCTACAATTAGTAATTCGTTAGCAGTACCCAGTGTAATACCAGTAACACCATCTAAGTGGTTAAGTTCTGTGGCAGTGGCAGTTAAATCAGTTCCACTTAGAGATAATGTGCCACCAATATTAACATCACTCTGGAATGTAGAAATGCCAGAGGCATAGACGCCACCAGAAACGGTTACACCATAACCAGTGGTCTCAAATTTTAAATCTCCACTATAATATAACCATGCACCTGCACCACCCTTGAAGATAGCAGCGTTTGTTCCACCATTATTTTGAATAGTAATATCATCTGCCGATCTAACATTAATATCATCACCAGGAGATACTGTTCTTATCCATAGATCACCAGTAGTATTATCAATATAACTATTGGTTGCATCATGATAAATCTGTAAATCATCACCATCACCAAAATACAATCTATCACTATCACCAAGATATACATTACCTTGGAATGTAGAAACACCAGTAACTCTTAGTTGATCTGCGGTTACTTCACCACTAATTTTGCCACCAGTAACATTACCAGTAAGATCTCCAGTAACATTACCAGTAAGATCTCCAGTAACAGGTCCAGTCAAACTACCAGTAACATCACCAGTTAGATCGCCAGTAACATCACCAGTTAGATCACCAGTGATTGTATGAAAACTACCAATACCTGCATATAGTTTTCCTGTACTTGGGTTATAAGTTAACCCATTAGTTTTAATTTTTTGATATCCTGTTCTATTATCTAAAAATCCAACATGGTGCCACTGGTTACCGCCATCAGTTACGGTTTCAACCTTTGTGGCACCACTAGAAATACCAGTGATTTGGTTTGTTGCTGTAAGATTAGTTACTTCTAGCGTTGTAACAGTGGCAATACCAGAGAGGATGCGTGCCGTACTAATACCAACCTCTATGACGGTGGTTCCAACACCCACACCATCTTGACCTGCAGCAATGAATACCTTACCGTCTGCATGGTTAATTGCAAATTCGCCCAACCCAATATTATCTGGGTAATGAGGAACCTTCCCAGCGATCGCTGATCGCTTAATTTTAATCTTTGGATTTGCCATCTAATTACAATATGCTATGAAGCGTTCAGAACTCCCCAGAATCCATATTAGACTTCTTAGTATTTACTCGTCGGCCTGTTTTCTGTGGTTGCTCATCAGGTACAGTAGTACCTTGTTGTAAACTATTTAGTTGAGAAGAAAGTACCATAACTCTTGCTTCTAATGCAATTGCTTGAGAAGTGAGGTCTGATACTTTTCTTTGATACACGTTCAATAGTGCTTGAAATTCTTGTTCGGATGCCATAAAAAAAGGGGGCGTATGCCCCCCTATTTATTTGGTTTTCAGAATCCTATCAGAAGGATCCGCCGTCGATTGTGATGTTCTCTAGCGAACGTGTGGTGCCGCTGCAGGAGATAACCTGCGAAGCGCCTGCACAGTCGTTGAGGAATAGACCACCAATCTCTAGACCCGCGTAGGTGAGAGATCCTAGAACACCGCTGCTCTCAGTTGCATCGCTCGCCATCGCGAAGCGTGCAGAGGAGTCATCCCAGAACATTGCCGCCTTCTTGGCAGAACCATCAAAGTAGTTCAGTACCAGACCAACGTCCTTATTGGTGTCGCCAGTTAGAGCACCGCCATCTACGACTTGGAGTTCAAGTAGAACGTCCTCAATCGTGGTATTGTTGGTATTGACTTGAGTGGTCGTACCATTAACGGTTAGGTTACCTGTGATAACCACGTCACCACCGACTGCCAAGTCATCGCTGAAGGTAGATGCGGCAGCAACCAGAGCACCTCTGCTGGAAACCGTCAGACCATTATCACCGAAGGTTAGGTTTGCGCTGTCCTCAAGGGCACCAGCAGCGCCTGCAAGGACGACGCGACCTTGAGTTAGGTCAGAAACCGTAGCAGACGATAGAGTGGTCTCCCCGCCGCTAATATCGGCACCTCCGTCAACGTCTAGAGCACCAGTTACAGTAGCGCCAGCGCCAACCTTAAGGGTTGTTGCGTCCGCGAAGGTGACAGTTGCGATACCCGAGACATTGATTGCTGCGAAGTTAGCACCCGCGCCACCACCTAGAACATAGTTCTTGATGTCTAGAGCAGTTGCATTGACGTTAGTACCGCCTGCGCCATCATCAACGATGAACAGATCAGCATCAGCAAGAGCACCACTCAGAGAAGAACCACCATCGATATCGATCGCGGTTAGGGGAACCGTGCCTGCGCTTAGACCCGAACCAGAACCACTGAAGGAAGAAGCGGTTACGATACCAGCAGCATTAACATCAGTGGTTTGTAGTTGACCAGTGGTCGAAACACCAGTGAAGTTAACTGCACCGTTCATGCTACCAGAGATAGTAGCAATACCCGAAACCGTTAGATCGCTAACAGTCTTGAGGGACTGAACATGAACGATATCACCAAGAGACTTATATGCAACTGCTTCGATTTGGTCGTTGAGGTTGGCACCAACCGCAAGGGTGAAGACGCCACTAGAACCGTTTTCTGCAGTGTAGTCAGTGCCAGTGATTAGGCGAACACCGTTCTGATAAACATCTAGGAAACCTTCGCTGTAACCAGAACCGAAGGTGAAGGAAGTTTGACCAGAAGTTGCGGTGAAGGTCTGACTTGTGGTGAAGGTTGTAGCAGCAACACCAGTCAGTTCAACGTCTGCGACGCCATTTTCTAGAGTGAAGGACTCTAGACCAGTACCACGGAACTTGAAGGCAGTGACCAGACCTGCATCACCCGATGAAGTCGAAACACCGACCAAGGAGAGAAGACCGCCACTGGAGTTACGAACATCAGATGCTGTAACGATACCAGAGACAGAAACCTCAGTTGCACTTAGACCAGAACCACCAAGTACCAGGCGATCGTTAGAGAAGGTGACGTTAGCGTCATCTTCTAGAGCACCACCAGAACCAGCGATAACCAGGCGAGTAGCGGTTAGATCGCTAACGGTTGCAGAGGATAGGGTGGTTTCGCCACCAGAAATATCTGCACCACCATCAACGTCTAGAGCACCAGTTACAGTAGCGCCAGCGCCAACCTTAAGGGTTGTTGCGTCAGCAAATGTAACCGTAGAAATGCCAGAGACATTAATTTGCTCGAAGTTAGCACCAGCACCACCGCCAAGAACATAGTCCTTAACACGGAGCATGGTGGATGTACGGTTAGTACCGCCTGCACCATCATCAACGATGATTAGATCTGCATCAGAAAGATCAGCACCAATATCTGTGCCGCCATCGATATCTAGGGAGTCGATGTCAACCGAAACTGCACTGCTTAGAGCAGACGCACTTAGAACCTCAGTATTATTGATCTTATAAACCTTACCAGATGCAAGGTTGAGGTTCTCAGAAGAACCGAAGTTGTCACCAACCGCTTCAAAGTGGAAGGTCTTGTCGCCGTCACCAGAGTCAACGGTAAAACCTGCGCCGTTTGCAGCAGCATCGTTAGCAGCACCTCTAGCAACTTCGATCGCTAGGTCAGCAACACTAACAACTGTAGAATCAATCTGAGTTGTTGTACCCTTAACCTGTAGGTCACCAAGAATGAAAACAGTACCACTGTTATCGTTGATAGCAGAGGGATCAAGAGTGATGGAGGAAGGACCAGTGATGGTGTTGGTATCAATGTTGATGCCAGTACCAATTGCACCAGTAGAAAGTCTAGTTGTAGCAGTGATGATACCAGAAGACTGAATATCACCATCAACAGTAAGAGCGTTGTCTACTGCATTATAGGTTAGACCTGCATCGTCTTCAACAGAACCGCCAGTACCAGCGATTAGAACACGACCAGCAGTTAGATCTTCAATGGTTGCAGTATCAGCAGTCAGACCACCGTTGAAATCTGCAGCACCTGCAACGTCTAGACCGCCGTTAGCATCGATATTACCAGTGAAAGTTGCACCAGCACCGACCTTAAGGGTTGTTGCATCAGCAAATGCTACGGTTGCAATACCTGTAACATTGATCTGTTCAAAGTTAGCACCAGCACCACCGCCAAGAACGTAATCCTTAACGCGAGACATGGTTGCTTTACGGTTAGTACCGCCAGCACCGTCGTCAACAATGATTAGGTCTGCATCGTCAAGATCAGCGCCGATATCAGAAGCGCCATCAATATCTAGAGTTGTAACAGGTGTTGTACCCGCAGATAGACCCGAACCAGAACCACTAAAGGAGGAAGCAGTAATAATACCAGATGCGTTTACTGCTGTTAGGTTAATCTGGGGATCTAGGTTGATCGTAACACCATTAGAAGCAGCACCAGTGGTTACGTTAGAACCGCCAGAGATTGCTAGTGTTTCACTTAGAAGATCAATCTGCTCAGAACCAGAGTCACCAGTTACGGTTAGTGCAGTACCGACGCTTGCGGTAGAAACTGCAGTAACAAGACCCTTTGCGTTAACAGTAACAACTGGAATCTGTGTCTGAGAACCAAACGTGCCTGTGTCGCTGTTAACGGTTGCTAGGGTTAGCGCGAGATCAACGTTGCCTGTACCGTCGAAGGAAACAGCAGAAGCACTTGCGTCGCCACTTGCGGAGAAATCACGAGCAGTCTCAAGTGCGGTAGCGGTATCAGCGTTACCTGTTACGTCACCAGTTACGTCGCCAGTTAGATCGCCCTCGAAACCACCAGATGCGGTAACAATGCCCGAAACATTAACTGTAGTAGACTGTAGGAATGCAACAGTACCAACACCAGCAGCGTTGACTGTTGTTGCATCTAGTGTTGTATCCCAAGATAGATTACCATCTGCATCAACTAGCAGGTAACCACCATCAACTGCTGCTGCAGGGAATGTATAAGTAACTGCTGCACCAACTGATGCAGGCGCTCTCAATTCTACATATTCTTCACCATTATTAGTACCCTCAACAAGTCTTAGACCAGAACCTGTTGTTGCGGTTTCTTTTGTCCAATAACGGTGAGAACCAAAAAATTTGTTCCCATCGGTAGTAGAATTTATACCGACATATAGATCGTATTTGTCAGTTGTAAATCCAGGTTCACCTGCTCTTAGACCAGGTAGATTTGCAAACTGACCCCTTTTAAACTGTATAACTGGCGCTGGCATTTAAGGCCCCCTGAATTATCGAATTATAACCTAGGAATATTTATTAGTATTTACCACTCACCAGCATCAAGATCAATTTTGTTATCCAAAACATCGTCAAGATAGTTGATTGTATCCGTAGAGAAACCTACAGGTGCAGGATCACTAGGAACAATACCTGCAGCAGAATCCAGAACCTCGTCAGGATTTACCAACTTAAACCCGTTAGTTCCACTATCATAAATCAGGACAAACTTGTTGCCCGCACCTGTCATACTTACATCGTCCAGGTCCTTCAAATTTGCCACCTCTAAGCCCCCCTGCCCCAATGTAACATCTGCAGATAATAATTGAATGCCTGTGTCTACTACAACCTCTGCTTCATACTCGACTTGACCACTGATAACATCATATGAAGATAAGACAACATCGTACTCTTCCATCAACTTGTCATCGAAGGTGCAACTATCATCTGCCCTTGTATTACTTTACTAACCTTATTTGAACTTTGATTAGTGATCATAATATCGTAATTATATCTACCAGCAGTTAAAATGCCAGTAACAGTAGACGCTAAACTTACAGTAATCTTACCGAGGGCAGCATTAGCGCCATAAGTGGTGCCCATAGCAACAACATTTGTAGATCCTTCCCACTTTCTAATATTAGACGCTAGATCATAACCTCTTAAATCAACGACGCTACCATCCGCCTGACGAATAGTAAAAGTCGCCGCAAAATCAGTATGTTGATCTACAGACAGATTTACAACTGGTGCTGCCATGGTTTAATATTTTTAACTATTTAGCGGAAGACCAATTGAGGTCATCACCTCTTGCTGCTTAAAATAAAGTTTAGCAAAGGATTTACAAATATTTTGCAATTGCTTTACATCAGTACATTCATCAATCATTCTTGCCTGTCGTTCGTATTCAAACAACTTTGACATTGAATCAAGTGATATTTGATTTGGATCCATTGATAAACTCCTTTAGTAAAGACTTAATTTCATCCAACTCAGACTTCAAATTTTCAATCGTTTGAGATTGATACTGTCTTTGTTGCCTATCCATAATATACCGTTGATACGCTTGTTTGTCAGTATCAATAATAGCGTTTGTTTGAAGGTCTCTCTCAAGATTGGAGTGACCTTCAACTTTTGCTTTCTTCATCATGCTAGTGCGATAGATCTAAAGTCTTTAATTCTGGGAGATAGTGCTTGATTGCTTGTAGAACTTACGACCTTGATCTGATATCCAGTGAATTGTGGTAGGTTGTTAGCGGTAAAGACGTAATCAATAAATTGACCATCTTGACTTGCAACTACTTGTCTGTCAGAGCGACCACTATTTAAATTGGTATCAATGACTTGACCACTTGCATCTAGGTTGTCATAACCAGGGAAGAGTTCAAAGACTCTTTCAATTTCAGGATTGTCTGTTCTGAATAATCTATATAGGACTCTAATATCAGAAGATGCGGGACGATCAGCAGCAAGCAGAACTTTCAAAGCAGACGCAGGATTCTCAAGAGACACAACTTTAGTCATGTAAACATACTCATGAGGATCTTCATTAACAGTATTTGTTCTACTATCAGTAATATAGTTAGAAACTGGATTGTTGATCTTATTGGAGTGTGTAAGTAGAGATGCAGAAGACAAATCTAGCATTGGGGAAACATTCTCGTCGGTAGTAGAGAAGTTCAATTCAACAGTTAGAGATTTATTAGCGGGCATACCTGCTAGTCTTGCATCTTCATTGATCTTAGAAGCGATCATTCTAGGAGTAGAGAATCTTGTGGTTCCCTCAACAGCGATCTCTTGATATCCTTGATCAACAAACGAAACTTCAGAACCGTCTACGCTGGTTGCAGAAATAGTTCTGATTCTTCCACCAAAACTTGTAGAGTTTGGAATAGTTGTATCTAGAATTGGTTCAATGGCATCAAATTTTACGTTCTTGGTTGCGCTTGCCTCTACACCACCACCATGCTTATTGCTGGTGAAGTTTTGAGTGCCCATAATCTTAACATAATACTGATCATTGGTGATACGATTTTCAATATTTGTGCTAACATTAGCAAAACTATGCTCAGTGTTAACTTTTCTAAGATTGACACCAGCAAACTCATACTTGTGTACTAGTTCACCAACAGCGTAAGATCTGGATAGAGTAGAATCAACGCCTCTAGTAGAAATGCCCGTAATTTCAGATCCAGAAACACCCGTATAAGAAATTACTTCATCACCAATCAGCAAATAACCAGGATTGCCCGCATTGACCTGAGATCCTTCAAACATATTGAAGTTTGCGGTGCTTGCAACACTAATATTCTCTAGAGTTGTGGAGGCATAACCAACAGTAAGTTTAGTAGGAATTGTATCTCCAACCAGACCACTGATCTTAACCCTATTATTTGCTGCTTGCATACCATGAGCAGGATGGGTTACCCTAAAGTGCT